GTCAACGGTGCTGCGATAGCATTAAATGGTGGTGGTGGTGGTGGCGCAGAAATAAATCCGCCCAGTAGGATAAACTTATATCAATTACCCGATGCTAAAGTTGCTAATCCAGGTATTTGGTTCGCGCAACAAAATTCTTTAATTTCTACAAATTATAAAGTACCAACTCACGAACCATACATCAGAGGTGATGCAGCAGCAGTATTTCAGAGTCAAAGAGAAACAGTGGCTAGCTTGCCAAAAGATGTTTTGGGAGATCCTATTAATCCTCCAACCGACATCACTGATGTAGGGCCAACTCAAGCAGCTACTGAAAACTTAACAGGAGCAGCACCAGCTGGAATTTTTATTGCTCAGCCCGAGCCCATTGATAGTATGGGCGTATTAGATAAAAATCAACTCAGAGCTGTTATGGCACAAATTGGACACAGTGAAAGCGGCGGGTCTTATCAAGCACAAAATGACGCAGGGTATCAAGGCAAGTATCAATTGGGGTCTCTTGCACTGCAAGAGTTAGGATATATTAAGGCCGGAACGCCGCAGACAGCAGAAGCATTGAATAATCCCAACAATTGGACTGGAAAAGATGGTATTTCGAGCTCGGATTCATTCAGAGAAAATGGGACCATTCAAGAAAAGGCAATGTATAACTATACTAAAGAGAACTATGCAAGATTACAAAAAAATGGTATTATCGCAGCAAACAGCTCCGTAGACGATGTTGCAGGCATTGTTAGTGCTGCCCATTTAGTCGGATCTGCTGCTGCAACTAACTGGTATAAAACAGGGCAACCTACAGCCGACGATAATGGCAGAACTGCTTCTGCTTTTTATAATCAAGGAAAATACAGTCAAACACAGGTTCCCGTTATACAAGCTAGTGTTGAAAGCTCTAATATAACTAGCACAGGGTAAATATAGTTATGGTATTATACAACGGATTCAGCACATTAGAAAGTAACAAGAGATTTCGATTGACTGATTTTGAATTAGTCAAACGAGATCTACAAAATCATTTTAACATTCGCAAAGGCGAAAAGTTAATGAATCCCGAATTTGGTACTATAATATGGGATATGCTATTCGAACCCCTAAATGAAGAAAGTAAAACTACAATAATACAGGACATAAAACGTATTGTTGCAAACGATCCAAGGATTGCAGCCCAGAATGTGATTGTAACTCAGTATGACAGAGGATTACAAATAGAATTAGATCTGATTTATATCCAAACAAATCAGACTGCTAAATTGGCTGTGCAGTTTGATCAGCAAATGATTCAAAATAATTCAATGCTTTAAAATACCATATTTTGTTCTCAATAAATACATAAAACGAGGACAGGCATGGCACTTACAACCAGACAAAGTAGTCTTTTAGTCAATCAAGACTGGACTATTCTTTACGAAACTTTCAGAAACGCGGATTTCCAGAGTTATGATTTTCAAACTTTGCGTAAAACAATGTTGGATTATCTACGCATATACTATCCAGAAAATTTTAACGATTTTATCGAATCCAGTGAATACATAGCATTAATTGACCTTATCGCATTTTTAGGGCAAAGTCTTGCATTTCGCACAGATTTAAATGCCCGTGAAAATTTTATTGATACAGCAGAACGTAGAGACAGTGTTTTAAAACTAGCTAAATTAATTAGCTATGTACCTAAACGTAACCAAACGGCCAATGGTTTTATAAAATTCGATAGTGTACAAACCACTGAAAGATTACAAGACAGCAACGGCATCGACCTTACTAATCTTATTGTAAATTGGAACGATAACGGAAACGTTAATTGGTACGAACAATTTATTACAATAATTAACGCAGCCTTGCCAACCAATCAGCAAGTTGGTAAACCCAGTAATAGCAAGACTATTGCTGGAGTATTAAACGCAGAGTACAATATAAACTTACCACCTGGAACATTACCAGTTTTTGGATATAACACTCAAATTGAAAATGCAGCTTTAAATTTTGAAGTAGTCAGCGGCACCAGTGTAGACGAGAGTTACATTTATGAAGCAGCCCCGGCTCCAGGCCGCCCGCTTAACGTAATTTACAAAAATGATAATTTAGGTAATGCCAGCAACAACACAGGATTTTTCTTTTATTTTAAACAAGGAAACTTGCAAACACAGACATTCCGGTTTCCTGAAAGCTTACCTAATAATTTAGCCAGTATCAATTTTGATAACATTAATAATTCAGATGTGTGGTTATACGAAATTGGCAGTTTGGGTAACATAGGGCAAGCATGGAATCAAATTCCCAGTGTTAACGGGGTCAATATTATCTATAATAATAATGCAGCACAAAAAAGTTATCAAGTTAACACCAGGGCAGGAGATCAAATTGATTTAGTATTCGGCGATGGAACTTTTGCTGCTATCCCTGTGGGCAGTTTCATAACTTATTTTAGAACTAGTACTGGATTAAGTTATAAAATTACACCAGACGAAATGACAAATATTCGTCTGACTATACCTTATATTAGTCGTGCAGGTAGATTGGAAACATTAACCATTGTTGCCAGTCTAAAATATACAGTGGCCAATGCTATTCCTAGGGAAAGCATCACTGAAATTAAAACCAAAGCACCACAATTATACTATACACAAAATCGTATGGTCACTGGGGAAGATTATAATACTTTCCCTTATGCAAACTATAGCACAATCAGTAAAGTAAAAGCTGTTAATCGAACTAGCAGCGGAATTAGTAGATACTTAGATATATTTGATACCAGTGGCAGGTACAGCAGCACTAATATTTTCTCAGAAGACGGAATTTTATATAAAGAAGATGCTGATTCTAGTTTTAGTTTTACATTTGGAACAACAGCAGATATTAATAGAATCATCGAAAATCAAATTTTGCCTAGCATAAGAAGTAAGTCACTGCAACATTTTTATTATGAATATTTTAATAGATTCTCTCTGACTAACTTATATTGGAATAGAAGCACCGCAGGATCTGGCAGTAGTACTGGATATTTCTTAGATTTTCCGTCTTCAGGAAATAAAGTTGCTGTAGGGACAGGTGTGGTGGGAAATAATAGATATTTGACCGAAGGCTGTATTATTGTATTCAGTCCTGGTCCTGGCAATTATTTTAACTCTGCCAACGAAATAGTAGCATTACCTTCTAGTGGTCAAGTACCGCAAAACGGACAACCTTTACTTTATGTTTCTATTACAAATTTAGTGGGCAACGGTAATCAAGGCAATTTAAGTAATGGCGAAGGCCCAGTTAAATTAAGTTTAAATTTACCGTCCAATGCCCAAGCTATTACTGTAATACCTACATTTAGTAATACTTTTACAACAGAGTTTGTTTCTAAACTTATAGGATTAATTAGTAACTACAGTGAATTTGGTATCAGATATGATCAAAACACTCAAACTTGGCAAACTATTAGTGCCCAAGATTTAAATTTGACTGATCCGTTTAGTCAAATCTATCAAGGTTCAACTAGCGGTCAAAATTTGGATGCAAGTTGGCTATTGAGCTTCACTGTTTCAAATTCGATTTATACAGTGCAAATTAGGGGATTAAGTTATATTTTTGAAAGCACACAAGAAACAAAATTTTATTTTGATAATAGAATAAAGATTTTTGATCCAATAACTGGGTTTACAGTTAACGATAGTGTAAATATTTTAAAAGTTAATGGAGATCCCGACACTGGTCAACCACTAACAGAAAATGTACTCTGGTATATATACGATCAGATTGCAGAATCAGATGGGTATGTGGATGCTAGTAAAGTGTTGGTTACGTATAGTGATATAAACAATGACGGAGTTCCAGATGATCCGGATATTTTCAATACCGTAGTGCAGCCGGATGTAAACAATGATCCTCCTACTAAGTTTGTTTTCTTTGAAAAAACTTATGGGTATAATAGCTTTGTAACGTTCACACCTATTCCTTCGTCCGCAGTTGTGATTGTTGGAAATCGACTTGAGGTTATTCCAAATATTAACAATTATATCGAAGGACAGATTTTTTATGCATACGAAGAAGAAACTTTTTATGTTTTAACCATCGATCTTACTACAAGATCGTTAACTGAAAGCAATGATTATATTGCAAGAGTTGGTCGATCATCATTGTATTTTCAATATAAACATAATGCACCTGGCAGTAGAAGAATAGATCCAAGCCCAAGTAATCTAATAGATTTGTATGTGCTAACTAAAGAATATGAAACAGAATATCGAGCATGGGTATTGGATACTACTGGAACAGTTCAGGAACCTGAAAAAGAAACAGGAGAAAGCCTAAAATTAGCATTCGGAGATTTAGAAAATTATAAATCGGTCAGCGATGCTATCATTTATAATGCAGCAGAGTTTAAACCTTTGTTTGGCAATAAAGCCAGACCTGAACTTCAAGCTACATTTAAAATTATTAAAAATTCAAATATTAACTTAACTGACAGCGAAATCCGAAGCCAAGTACTTGCGTATATCAATGCATTTTTTGCAGTGGGTAACTGGGATTTTGGAGAAACATTTTATTTCACTGAATTGGCAACATATATCCAACAAGGTCTAGCGCCAAACATCAGTAGTATTATTATTGTGCCCAACAGTACTAGTCAAACATATGGATCATTACAACAGATCAACAGCGAACCTAACGAAATTTTAATAAGCTGTGCCACAGTAGAAAATATTGAAATTATTAGTGCTATTACCGCAGCACAATTAAACATACAAAATTTAACGGTAAATACTATAATTAATTAATCTTAAAGATGCCAATTACTAAAACAATAAATTTTCTTCCAGCGGTATTCCAGTCTGATACCAACAAGCGGTTTTTAAACGCTACTCTTGACCAACTAATGACAGAACCAAATTTGGTTCCCATTAATGGTTATGTTGGAAGAAAATTTGCGCCCGGGTTCAAAGGAATCAACACGTATGTTAAAGAGCCTACTGCACTTCGTGCAGACTATCAACTTGAGCCCAGTATAGTCGTAAAAAATAAAGAAACAGGGGAAGTGGATTTTCATACTACCTATCCTGAAGTTTTACAAAAAATAGATTTTTACGGCGGAAAGATTAGTAATCAAGACAATCTGTGGGAAAGTGATTTTTACAGTTATAATCCAAGAATAAATGCTGATGCATTTATTAACTTTAGTCAATACTATTGGCTACCAAATGGTCCAGAATCAGTTGATGTATTTGCAGGCGAAGCAGATATGTTACGTACATTTAATATCTATGCCGAAAATGGTCTACAAGTCTATAATGTAAGTGGATATAACACTGCGCCTAATCCCGATATTGTATTGGCCCGCGGAGGAAATTACACATTTAAAGTTAATCAACCTGGCAAGCCTTTTTGGATCCAAACAAATCCAGGATTAAGCGGACTAAGTCCTCAAACTAATTTAAGTACAAGGCAAGTGTTGGGTGTACAAAATAACGGAACAGATGTTGGCACTATAACTTTCTTTGTTCCAGACCCAACAGCACAAGATTTCTATATTACTATGCCAACAGTGCAAACAGTAGATTTAGTAAGCACAATAAGCTATGCTAATTTACAAGGCAAACTGTTGTCTGACATTAAAAATAATTACAGCGGCATTGACGGCCAAGTTGCAAATTTAAACGGAAAATATTTAATTTTTCCTACATTTAATTCAGACTCTGATTGGGTCGCTAACTCAACCGCAGTACCAATCGGGCAACGATATGGAATTTGGGAGATTGTATTAACACCTGCAGGAGCAGATTTCGTAATTAATCTAGTTTATTACTTACCTATACCTAATGAAAATAAAGTGTTAGTCCTGTCAGGCATTAGTTATGGTAATACGGAATGGTATACAAATTCTGAAAATAAATTAGAACAGATACCAGTAATTACTGCTCCTTTGAATACATTGTATTATCAAGATGGATCGGATGCAAATCAAGTTGGTACGATCAGGCTTATAGATTCTAATAATAATATCATTAACATAGATGAAGAAGTAATTGGTAAAACAAATTATATTAGCCCCAATGGTATTGTTTTTACCAACGGACTAAAAATTAATTTCGACAACAGCGTTACGCCTGCATCTTATCAAAATAAAGAATATTATGTTGACGGAGTAGGAACAGGAATTCGATTAATTCCAGTGTCAGATTTAGTAGTTAACCAAGCACAAGCAAAATCGAATTATGACCCTGGCAACAAATTTGTATTGTATGCAACTGCTAATCTTAATTTGGCAGAAGATCAACTTACTATAACCACAACTAATTTCCCTGACGGTGTGAACGTAAAAGTTGGCACTTTTCCTAACAGTGTTAATACAAATTATATCGTCGCTCAAGATCTCAAATTGAAATATCCGTATAGACCCGGACTGAATGATCCTGGAGAACACGACAATCTTACATACTCGTCTGACGTAATCGGGGTCACATTACCAGGAATTCTTATCAATGGTGTAAGCAATGGTGCTTCGGTTCCTGGATTAGACGGCAGTAAATGGAATTATGATACTACTCAGGTGCTAATAAATGGGCAAGACAGCTACGGCGGTTATCCATTGGAAAATGGTCGCTATGTTTATACAAATTCTAATTTTATTACAGCCAATGCATGGGGAAATGTATCGGGCTTTACTAATGGGTATTTAGATCCTACAACAAATCATAGTAAACTTATAGGATTCGCGGCAGACGGATATCCTATTTACGGACCGTTTGGGTATTCAAATCCAATAAACGCCGGCAGTTCTATTATTCGCATGGTGAGTTCATACGAATCTACCAATGACGGTCTATTTCGGCCCGTGCCACAAACTGTAACTATCACTGCTGATGTAATCAACAATAATTTAATTACTGTATCTAGTACGAATGGATTAAATCCTGGCATGAGAGTAACAGTTAACTCTGGTGGGCTTGAGTCTGGCAGTGTATGGATTATCAATAACGGTCTAAAAACAGCAACAGGATTGTCGCCGTTCTCGGGCACAGCCAGCCAAGTGCAATTAAGCAGCAATGTTACATTAACAGCTGGTACAACTTTAACATTTGAATTTTTAGCAGGAGCCTTCATCGAAGATTATTCTTATGTAGAAGGCAGTGGCACATTGGATCAGTATAATGGCCGCTTTTGTGTAACACCAGAATTTCCAAATGGAACTTATGCATATTTTACAACACAGGCCAGCAACGGATCTCCAATTTATCCTTATATAATTGGCAGAGCATTTTATGGAAGTACAAGCATAGACACCAATACCAGTTTGTCTACGCCTGACTATATTGTAATCAGTAGAGCTAGTAGGGATCTTAATCCGTGGACCAGAAGAAATCGTTGGTTTCATAAAGACATTATTGAATTAACTAGTTTATACAATAATACTCCGCAAATTTTTGATTCAGAACAGCGAGCGAAAAGGCCCATAATTGAATTTGATGCAGATTTACAGTTAATTAATTTTGGAAAAACAGCCAAGCCGCCGGTTGATATATTTGATACAGTCTACACAAATGCATTTTTATCAATTGAAGGTAAAACTTCTATTTTCGTGGACGGTATTAATCTAGTGCAAGGAATGCGTGTAATCTTTGCTGCTGATCAAGATCCATTTGTAAGAAATAAAATTTGGGAAGTGACGCTGGAAAATGTATCTGGTAACCCGTTAGGCTCAGACATAATTCATTTAATTCAAGTGGACGTAATAGAAGAATTTAATACGGTCAGTGTTTTTAATGGTGTAGTTAATAACGGTAAAAGTTTTTACTTTCTAGGTGACAGTTGGGTCGAAGGTCAGAGTAAAACTAGCATAAATCAACCACCGTTATTTGATGTATTTGACACTGACGGAATTAGTTTTTCTAATCAAATAAAATATCCAGTTATTAACTCGGCTACTCAATTTTTGGGCACAAAGATTTTTAGTTATAAACTTGGTACCGGTACACCTGACCCGGTGCTTGGGTTTCCTTTAAGCTATAAAAATTTTAATAATATTGGTGATATACAGTTCGAAAATAATTTCGATGTCGAGTCGTTCAGTTACGGAATCGACAAAGTTGTGTATACTAAAAAAATAGATTCAGGTTTGCTGTATAAAAACAATGCAGATGCTAGTATTACCAAACTTAATGTATGGACTAATGTTAATACTAACACTAGACAAATGCAAGATATACCATTTACGTATGATGGTATAGATAACACATTCAAAATCGACGTCACTCCAGAAGTGGCAACTGTTAAACCTAACTTGTTGGTCTATGTCAATTTTAAAGAAATATCAATTAACGATTATTTGGCATATACTGTACCAGATGGCATTTTAATTGTTATAAAAAGAAATAAACTACAAATAAATGATAGAATTGATATTCTTGTCTACAGTAAAAATACCAGCAATCTTGGATTTTATCAAATACCCGATAATTTAAATTTAAATGCACAGAATAGGACGCTAGCAAGTCCAACATTGGGAGAACTACGTAACCACATAGGTTCATTGAGTAGAAATAGTTTATATTTTGTTGGAAATTATCCTGGGGTGAGTAATCTTAGAGATTTGTACATCGAAAATCAGTCTGGTACTATGTTGCAGCAAAGCGCACCAGTTAGCTTTGCTGCCATGTTCTTAAGCGATGAAAAGTATAATTTTGCATCTGGATTAATTAATGCTCAACAAGAATATACAAGATTTAAAAATAAGTTTATAAACATTGCTAGTAACAGCAATCAGATTAACCCTAGTGATCCTGTTGGAGCAGTAGACTACATTATTAAACAAATAAATTCAGTTAAAGATAAAACTTTTCCATGGTACTACAGTGACATGGTACCGTACGGAGATAATAAAAATGTAATCACATACAACATTTTTAATCCGCAACAACGTAATTATGAAATTACAACTATCTTTTCAAATGAAACATTAAGCAACAAGTCTATTTTAATTTATTTGAACGGCAGTCAACTATTATACGGACGTGATTATGAATTTTTAGTAACAGGCCCTGGTGTCGGTATTAAAAACAATATAACATTAGCAGTTGGTAACACTCTTACTATTGTTGAATATCAAGACACAGACGGTAATTGGATTCCTGAAACACCTTCAAAATTAGGACTTTATCCAAAATTTACACCAGCAATTTATACTGACATAACATATACAGAACCTCAACTTATGATCAGAGGTCATGACGGTAGTCTAACGCCTAGCTTCGGTGATTTTAGAGATAACATTGTTTTAGAATTAGAAAAGCGTATATACAACAATATTAAAGTTCAATATAGCAATAAATTAGTATCTCCTTACGATTCTATTCCGGGCAAATTTAGAGATACTGGATTTACGATATCCCAGTATAATAATTTATTATCTCGCTTTTATCTGCAATGGGCCAGTGTTAATAATTTAAATTATGTAGAGAATACTACGTATCAAAATGATGCACCTTTTAGTTATAATTACAGTACTGCGTTAGACATTGTTGATGGTCAAATTCTACCTGGTTCTTGGCGTGCATGTTTTCAGTATTTTTATGATACTCAACGCCCCAATACTTCACCTTGGGAAATGCTGGGATTCAGTGAAGAACCAGACTGGTGGAGATCTACTTACGGTCCTGCTCCTTATACCTCGGGTAATAAAATTTTATGGGACGATTTAGAAGCCGGATATATTGCGGCCGGGCCTAGGGTTGGTACCGACCAAAAATTTGCGAGACCAGGCCTAAGTAAATTTATTCCAGTAAATGAAAACGGACAATTGTTGCCACCTATCGGTCTTTTAACTAATAAGTATGATTCCACTCAGTTCAATGACAATTGGAATATGGGACAGTTCAGTCCAGTTGAAACTGCTTGGAGAAATAGCAGTGAATATCCGTTTGCAGTGCAATATACTGCTGCAATAATTAATCCTGGAAAATATTTTGCATACGGTATTACAACAAACAAATATCGATACAACCCTGATTTAGATCAATATTTGATAACAGGGACAAATAACAGAATTACACAGGAAGATATCGACGTTAATGGGTATGTGAACTCTTCAGGGGATATATCCAGATCTTCAGGGTATTTAAATTGGATCAGTGATTATCAAGTAACTCGTGGAGCAACAAACAAAACTCCATTGTTAAATTTTGTTAGAGACTATTCTATTCAATTGTCTTATAGAATGGCAGGGTTCAGCGGCAAAAATTATTTAAAAATATTAGCTGAACAAAATAGTCCAAACAGCACTAATGAAACTATTATTATTCCAGATGATAACTATGCGTTAATATTAAACAAGTCTACTCCTGTTTTTAATTCTAGGTATAGTGCTGTGATCATAGAAAAAACTGGCAACGGCTTTACTATTTCTGGATATGATAGCGCAAGGCCGTATTTTACAATTGTTCCACCTTCGCAGACTGGCGATTATCTACTAGTTACATCAGAAGGGCAAACTGTAAAGTACTTCAATGAATTTACGAATTTTAAAATTAATATACCATACGGTACTGAACTAACTACCTTACAACAAGTTGCAAACTTTATAAGTGGATACGAACAGTATTTGCAATTGCAAGGTTTTAAATTTGAGTACTATGACGAAACACTGGCCCAAATTAAAAATTGGCAATTAAGCACTAAAGAATTTTTATTCTGGGTACAGCAAGGATGGACAAATAACAGTGTTATTGTATTAAGTCCTGCGTCTAATAATTTAAAATTATTCAATAACACCGCTGTAGTGGATGGAATCAATAATACATTCTACGGCACGAAAGTGTTAAATCAAAACTATAAAGTTTTGAATACAGACAATTATACTGTAACCAGAGATAATAACACATTTGCTCTATCATTAACTAGTACCACAGACCTAATAGGATATGTGGACCTTAATTTGGTACAATACGAACATGTTTTAATTTTTGATAATAAGACACAGTTCAATGACATTATATACGATCCTATAATGGGACAACGCCAGTATCGTTTAAAACTTATCGGTTCTAAAACAGGGGAGTGGACTGGAACATTATCTGCATCAGGATTTATTTACAACCAACCAGGTGTAGCTGCTTGGAGACAAAATAAAGATTATTTACAAGGCGACTTAGTTGAATACAAGAGTTTTTATTATACTGCTAGTAAAAATCTGCCAGGGTCAACTGAGTTTAAATTCAGTGATTGGTTGCCTGTAGATAAGAATAAAATTAGAACAGGATTATTAAACAACTTTGCTCGAAATGCAGGCATTGGGGAAACATTTTATAATGTTGATAGAGTCAATTTGGAAAGCGAATTCGATCAGTACGCTTTGGGGCTAATTGGTTATAGAAATAGAAATTATTTAAATGATTTAGGTCTAGATGATACTAGCCAAGTTAAATTCTATCAAGGATTCATTAAAGAAAAAGGCACGTTAAATGCTATTAATGCCTTAGGTAAAGTTAGCTTCAGCGGTCGTCCAAGCGATGTGACTATCAGCGAAGATTGGGCATTTAGAGTTGGATCTTATGGCAGTACTGGAACAAATCAATCTATAGAATTGGTCCTTGACGAAAGATACGTATTAAGCAATCCCACTAGCTTAGAAGTTCGATCGAATAATTCTGTATTGTTTAGCTCTCTTTACAATGATAGTCAAGGACTGTATAAAACTAGTGTAGTTCCATGGTCGCCACCATTTTTAATAAACAGGACAATTGATAGCGATTACAGCGATGACATTCAAACTGCGGGTTATGTTAGCGTCGACGACATCGACTTTACACTATTTGATTTAACCAATGTTTCTACATTAAATGTAGACATATCTAATATAACTGCTGGATCGACAATCTGGATAGCAAAAGATTATGAACAAAATTGGAATGTGTACAGAGTATCAGATTCTGAATCCAATGTTATAAGTTTAAGCAATGCACTGAATACAAGAGTTCAGGTAACTACTAACAAATCACACGGGTTAGTAAAAAACGATACCATTTTATTAACTGGAGTAGACAAATTTACTGGATTTTATAAAGTTCAAAGTATTGTTGGATTAACTAGTTTTATAATTGAATTTACGGGTGATCTCAGAGGATTTAGCACATTTAACCAGACTGGCCAGTTGTATAAATTAATCAGTATGAAAACTGAAAATCCTCTCGGTATTACCGAATTAACTCCGAGACTGGGATGGAGTGTTAACAATAAAGTATGGGTAAATTCTTATAATTCTAATAGTGATTGGGCAGTTTATAATAAAACAAATCCATGGAAATTAACTACAGCATTACAAAAAGGAACATTAGAAAATAATTTTCAATTTGGTGCAGCAGTAAATCTTGCAAGCGACGATAATTTTGCAGTAATCGGTCAACCTGGATACAATGGTAATGTTGGTGCTATTACTAACTATGTAATTAACTTTAACGGAATTCTAGTAGAAGATGTGACTCTTACTTCCAGCGCAAATGCTACAGTTGGATTGGGGTCTGTTATCGAAAGTGGAAATGCTAAGGTAATAACAGGAGCACCATCCAGCGGTAATGGTATCGGTTATGTTTTTATATACGAAAGAGAAAACATCGGAACATTGTCTGACGTACAAATACTGTCGCCGGCCAGCAGTAACATTGGGAGTTTTGGAACTAGTATTGCTATTAGCGCAGATGATAACTGGTTATATATTGGCGCCCCAGATGACGATATTGTTTACATATATGGGTATGATAACACTGTGCCTGATCAAGACGTAGTAACATTAACTCCAAACGGATCAGTTAGTTCGTTTACTCTGCCATATGTCCCAGTGAGTGCAGAAACCATTTATGTTCAAGGATCGTCGGCAACATATGTTCCCCACAGGGATTATACTGTAAGTTCGTCGACTATTACATTTACGTCACCGCCGCCTGCAGGAACAATAATTATTTCCCAAGGGCCAGGTTATAATCTAGTAGGAACAATTTCAGGCAATGCAGGTAGCCAATTTGGTTATAGTTTAAGTGCTACCGTCGACGGGTCGCAAATCATGATTGGTGCCCCTTTAGAAGATGTAACAGCCAATATCAGTGGTAATATTACCACATATACAGGTTCTGGTGCAATACATTTATGGAACAGATCAATTAATAATTTTATTGTTCAAGATGAGTTTACTGTTACATTCGACGCCATTGCACCTATTACCAATTATACAAGAGTATATATTGATAACATAGAAAAATTTGTCGGGATAGACTGGTATGTCAGTAACAGTACACTGAATTTAATAACATTTTACAGCCCACCTGGACAAAGTAAAATATTAACTATAGAAACAAATGTATTTCATCCAATTCAAACTATAGTACCAAAGCAGCCATACACTGATCAACAATTTGGTTATAGTGTTGATATATGCACAAACAGTTGTAGTTTATATACAGGGGCTCCTTATCAATCTCAGGTCAATTTATATAACGGGGCAGTATATCGATTCCTGAATCAGGGAAAGGTATACGGTGAAATAGTAGGAACTAAAGCTAACGCTATAGTAAATAGTGGAGATTCTATTAGAATTAATAATTACGCCGTACAATTCACCGACACATCATTGTCAAGTGTAGTTAATGCTATTAACAATGTAAATGCACTCGGTGAACCTATTGGTCCTAAGATTCCAGGTGTTACCGCAAGTATTGAAAATAATAAATTAAAATTAGTCAGTGATTCGGAAGTTACATTTGACAAATTGAATATATTGCCCGGCGTAGGAACGGCAATTTCAGATTTAGGACTAGATATTTTCCCCGAAGTGGATATCATTTATAATAATTCAACTAAATCATATGATTACTTTGGAAAACTTGTCAAAGTAAACAACAACAGTGATATACTAGTGGTGGCCAGTGACATTGCAGCAACATTGCAATCTACTGTTTTTGATAACTCTAAGACGTACACACCAAGTCCTACGACGTTTGACGGAGAATTGACGATCTTCAGTGAACCTGTAGATGACAGCGGTGCAGTTTGGATTTATTCATATTTGCCAAATAATGTATCTACTATAGAATTTCCTGGTATATTTACTTTCATACAGCAGTTAACTCCTACCACTACAAACGATGGATTAAAAACAAATGATAGATTTGGTAGTGCTATATCTATTAGTAAATATGAGTTGATTGTTGGATCTAAGAATAACAAACAGTTAGCATTCAATGGTGGAAGAGTTTATAAATTTGCTAACCCAACAAATCTATTAGGGTGGGATGTACTTAGAAGTCAAGAACCTACTGTTGATATTAATGGTATTATTAAGTCATATACCTATAATGCACTAACACAAACAGTTCAATATAACTTAGATTATATTGATCCAGCAAAAGGTAAAATTCTTGGCCTAGCTGAGCAGGAACTTACTTATAAAATTGATTATGATCCTGCTATCTACAACAATGCTAGTGTCGACAATGTAAGTGTTAACAATAACCTTTATTGGACTGACCAACAAGTAGGACAATTGTGGTGGGATTTAAGCACCGTTAGGTATATTGATTATGAGCAAGGTAGTATTAAGTACAGAACCACAAACTGGGGACGAGTATTTCCAGGCAGTAGCATAGACGTCTACGAATGGGTAGAAAGTTTATACCCCCCTAGTCAGTATGTTGCAAACGGCGGGGATGGAGAACCCAAATACAACGGTAATGGTGCATACGTAACACTAACCTACGTAGATCCTGCTACAAATTTTGCCACAGTGAAATATTATTTCTGGGTAAAAAATAAAACAACTGTGTCCACTAATCAATTTGGAAGAACTATTCCTACCACGACTGTTGCAAGTTATATTGAGTCTCCTAAAAATAGCGGAGTGAAATATTTTGCCGCAGTGAGAAACGATTCGATTGCTCTTTATAATATGGTCAACGAAGCAGTGGGCAGGGATATCATATTTCATTTAGATTATGCAAAATTGTTAAACAGTAACATCATTCATAATGAATATGCATTGTTATCGGCCACTAATAACAAGTCTGAAAATATTCCAAATAATATATACAATAAATTATTAGATAGTGCCAGCGGGATTGATAGATTTGGTAATCCGGTTCCAGACCCAACACTTGCAGTGCAAAATAGATATGGCATTGATATCAGGCCTCGACAAAGTATGTTCATTAATAGAAATGAAGCTATTCGAGAAATGGTTCTCTATGTTAATTCTATCTTTGACTTAAATGTTATTAGTCAAGGTTATGATTTAACTAGACTAAGCGAAGGTGAGCCTGAACCAACTCCTAATTCTGGAGCTTATGATTTAAAAGTAGCTAACCTTGAAGAATTAAGTTATGTAAATATTGAAATTCTACCAATGGGCTACAAGGTATTAGTCCAGAGTGATAGTTCTGTGGATAATTTATGGACTATCTATATTAAAGATGGCGTAGTCGACAATTGGCAACCAAACACTCGATATTTAACAAATACAATCGTCAACTATAACGGCATCACGTATACTGTAAATCAAACTATTACAACTGGTGCAACATTTGATGTAAACGATTATACTTACTATCAAGTACAAAATGAATGGAATTTAAATAGAGTACAAAGTTATGCAACCAGTGAATACTGGCAATATAAAGATTGGTATGCTCAAGGGTTTGATAGAACAGTCAAACCAACTTATATCATTGAAACTAGTGCTCAATTAAATGATTTGACTCTAAGATCAAAAGATCTTGTTAAAATTAATAACAATGGTCAAGGCAAATGGTTCTTAATTCAGGTATATCCTAACACCGTGGTCACGGTCGGGATTCAAGATGGTACCATTGAACTTAAGAAAAATCTTTACGCACTAGAAGAATTTGGGCTTGGTTTTGACGCAGATAATTTTGACACTACAAGATTTGACCAAAACCCTGGAATCGAAACTCGACAGATTATTCAAACTCTTAAAGATGATATTTTTATTGATCAACTTGATTCTGAATTCTTAAATTTATTCTTTGTATTCATTAATTATATACTAGATGAACAAAAGTATGTGGATTGGTTATTTAAAACTAGTTTTATTAATGTATTGCAAAAGATACAGGGATTAAATCAACCTGCAATCTATATCAAAGAAAATCAAGAATTCTATAAACAATACATAGAGGAAGTTAAACCTTACAAAACTACTCTTCGAGAGTATGTAGTAGACTATCAGGGTTATGACAACTATAACAGTTATGTGTCTGACTTTGATGTTCCGCCGACTTACGATAGTGTATTAAAAACTACAAGAAGTCCCAGCGGCGAATTTATTCAAGATGCAAGATTGTTACAACAACCTGAATATGCCAATTGGTTATCTAATTATGCTTACAGTATCTCTTCTATAGATATAATAGATGGCGGCTCAGGTTATACCTTACCTCCAATTATTACAATTACAGGCAGTAGGAACGGAAACAATGCAGTTGCCCGGGCACTAATAACTGACGGAGTGCTAACAAAAATAATATTACTATACCCCGGCAGTGATTATGTTACAACGCCAGTGGTTACTATAGACGGCGGTAACGGTACAGGAGCTATCGCCAGAGCTAATTTAGTTAATGGATTAGTCCGAAATGTTAAAACTACTCTGGTGTATGACAGATATACATATTCTACTACAATCGTAGATTGGAAACCAGAAACTACGTTCACACAAGGTACAATAATTGATTACGCCGGTGTTGCGTACATCGTAAATCAGACATTTACTTCGCCTACAACATTCAATTCGAATGTTCTTAGTTTTTTAACAGTTTATCCTATTGATAATATTAACAATGCAAATGATAGAATTCAAGCGTATTATCAGCCCGAATTAGGACAGCCTGGAAAAGATTTGTCATTATTGCAATCAGGCATCGATTATCCCGGGGTAAAAGTAGAAGGCCCAACATTCAGCGATAACGGAGGATTCGGCGGATCAGGTCCTGAGCCCCCGCTACCTGGCATTAGTGCTGCTGATGGTTTTGATGCTACTCTATTCGATCCTTTGGAATTTGATGAAAACGGAATTCCTATTTTAAGTGATGCCATCTTAGATGCTAAAATAACCAGCACTTTCGATGATATCACCTTAGGGACAAAACCCGAAGACATTATTGTTGATGGGGGACCTTTTGTTTATAGTTACTTCACTGAGTGGAAAGCTAATAGTTATTATGACAAAGGCGATTTAATTTCTTATAACGATAAAGTATGGTATGTGGTTACACCAACTACTACAGGAAATGTATTTTCTACAGCCAATTTAACCATTTATAATGTAGGGCCATATGCAAGTCATGCTCCCGAAGAAATGGTTCCCGGAAGAGTATATGATACTTTAGATATGACGGTTACTACCATAGCAACGGATCCTACTGCTAGTTATTATACTAACTGGTCGACAGCTGGGGGAATACAACTTGATTATATACAAATTATTGATCCAGGAAGCGGATATTCTCCATCAGACATCGGTGTAACGTTAACAGGCGGTTCATATTTTACACAAGCACAAGCACAGGTAATATTGAACTCAAACGGATCTGCGGTATCATTCCAAGTAGTTAATAATGGTGGAGGATATGATACTACACCCGAAGTAATAATAACAGGAGCCAATACATCTCCGATAATTGCTACGGCGATAATGAAATTAAGCGTTTCTCCAAACGGAAATGCATGGCCGATGATGTCTTACCGAATCTTTAAAGATATGAATGATAACTTTACATATCTCAGAGAGGATGGTGCAAGTACCACTACATTGGCCGCAAATTTAAGTTTGACGGACACTACTATTCAAGTAACAGATGCCAGTAAGTTAGCCACTCCGTCTCCCAACGGAGGGCAACCTGGGGTTGTATATATTAACGGTGAAAGAATTACTTATTATTCTAAAGACTTATCAACTAATACTTTGGGAAGAATTCGCAGAGGAACCGGCGGCACCGGAGCTAAAAATCATTTTACAGGTAATGTGGTACTTGACGGAAGTCAGAATCAAGTAATACCTGAGTCTGGAAATTATGTTTGGTATGCAAGATCGCAGGGACCTGGTACAATTAATGTAAATGTTTACAGTAGTACATTAGAAGGTGTGGGCACTACATTCACTACGTTAACTCCAGGGACACAAATATTTGCCGGTACTAATGAAGAAAATGCAGTAGAGTCAACTTTGGGAAATTCTAGTACAAGTTCTACTTTTACTGGTCAACAGTTAATAGGTACTATCAGCAGTGTATTAAGTGATACAGTTGCACTATTACAAGTTACAAAGAGAAATCCAAATGCACCAGAAGGAATCCCGGTTGAATGGGCATATATTTCTGCGAATAATACACCGTATTTTGTAGCTGCAAACATATCTAATGTCACCGTTCGATATACGGGAAATATTACAGCAAATAACAGCAGTAATATTGTTACCGGAAATGGTACAATATTCTTAGCCGAATTAAATGTTGGCAATGATTTATACGATAATGGTGGAAACTTAATAGGCACTATTAGTAATGTAGTAAGTAATACTTCTGCCTATATCAGCAGTAACTCTTCGGCAACTCTAACAAACGAAAGATTCACTACATACTATACGTTTGAGGCAAATGTTGCTTATGTACAAACCAATAGTTGGTACAGTTTGGGCAATTCTGCTCAGGCAAATGCTACCGGAGTGCTAGGAAATACAACAGCCACAAATGGACAAGGATTGTTTAACGCCAATACTTTACCAATTAGTTTCTTAAAACAAGGATTGCAAGGGTAAAAAAGCAAATAAATATTAACAATGAACACACAGAAGACCATGATAAATAACCATACAAACACTGATTTGGAACAAAAACTCGAAAAATCTGTTCCAGAAAAACCAAACGAATCTACAGGAATTTATATGCGTGGTTTTGTAAAAATTACAGATCCAGAATCTGGTGATGTAATAGTAGAAACTGGAAATTAATGGATCACTTATGCTAGATAAAACAAATACAATGATACAAGGACACATTAAAATTTGGGATCCTGCAACCGGCGAAATTTTCAGAGATAAACCCAACGCCATTCATTATGAAAATATGAGTGAAGCGTTAGCACAAAGCATTGCGAACAAAGGTATTGGGTATATACAAAACATGGCGTTCGGAAACGGAGCAACTGCGGTAGATAGTACTGGTGTTATTACATATTTGCCTACTAATACTTTTGGACAAAATGCTAGTTTGTACAACCAAACTTACAGTAAAATAGTCGACAATACCAGTGCATTAAACACGGATCCAGCAAGAAATTACATCGAAGTAAGACATACACCAGGTTTGATCTATACTGATATTTTTGTAAGTTGTCTATTAGATTACACAGAACCAGCTGGACAACAAGCATTTGACAACAGTGCAACAATGAGCGGAACCTACGTATTTGACGAATTAGGATTAATCAGCGAAAGCGGAAAATTACTGACTCACGTAATTTTTCACCCAGTGCAAAAAGCACTTAACAGACTTATTCAAATTGATTACACTATCAGAATTCAAACTTTGACCAATTTGAGTACGAATTTGTAATTAAAAAGAAATATAAATACACTAAACGGATACATGAACGATGGCCTATACAATAACTTTAAGTAACGGTACACTTTTAACCACAATTCAAGATGGTACTGTTAATCAAACTAGTACCAGTTTAGCTCTGATAGGTAAAAACTATGCAGGCTACGGAACATTTTTGAATTCTGACTTAGTACACATGTTGGAAAATTTCGCCAGTGTGTCTACTGCTGGTGGCGATAGTTCAGCTATTCCTAACCCGTTAACAGGCCAGTTATGGTGGGATCTGGCTGGAAATTTAAAAGTTTACACTGGATCGACATGGCGCACCATGGGAACGATGACTTCCAGTAACACACAGCCCACTGGTTCTAAGACAGGAAATGCATGGTGGGATACAAATTCTCAACAGTTGAATATTTATAATGGTTCAAGTTGGGTATTAATCGGTCCTGCATTTACAAGTAACGTCGGCCAGTCTGGAGTTAGCGTAGGACAAATTGCAGACAGTAATCCACTGGTGGCAGATCACGTTGCAGTTAACGTGTTTGTTGGTACAACCTTAATAGGTATTATTAGTAGAGATCAAGAATATACACCAGCAGACAGTCCAACTGGATTTACAACTATTAAACCTGGATTTAATTTAGCATCAACTTCAGTGGTCGGAAATATTGCATTCGTGGGTAATGCAACCAATTCTAATAATTTAGGCAGTCAACCTGCTAGTAGCTATGCCAGAACAGATATTGCTACTACGTTTGCTAATACAATTAATATAAACAATAACAGCGGACTAACAGTCGGCACAGGTAATAATTTTACAGTTTCTATTACCGGTAATACTACTCAACTAGTAAACAACGTGAATGGCGGAAACCTACAAGTTGTTGCCAACGTGCTAGGTGTTTCTACTCCTGTATTGACAGTAAATGGCCAAAACGGCGTTACTAGCATTGCAAATTTAAATACAACTGGCGCATTTGTTACTTCTGGTTTTATTCAGACTACCCAAGGGGATAATGCTACTAGTAATGTAACTGGAGCCATTAGGGTAACTGGCGGTATTGGTCTAACCGGAAACTTGTTTACATCTAACAGTGTTATAACTTCTGGAAATGTAGTTGCTGGTGGGCGTGTTCAGGCCACGGGCAATGTATCAACTGCTGCTTACCTATTGGTAACTGGGGGCGAAGCTGCTACTAGTAACGTAACAGGCGCTGTTCGAATTTCGGGCGGAATGAGTTTAACTGGAGCAATATTTGCACAGGGAAATGTGAATGGAGCATTCTTTAACGGTGTTGCAATTAATGCATTATATGCTGACTTGGCCGAAAGATTTGAAGCCGACGCATATTACCAGCCCGGCACAGTGTTGACCATGGGCGGCGAAAAAGAAGTTACATTAGCCGATGAAGAATTGAGCGATGATGTATTCGGAGTTGTAAGTACACGAGCAGCTTATTTGATGAACAGTCAAGCTGGATCCAATGAAACTCATCCTCCTGTTGCGGTCAGTGGTCGTGTTCCTGTTAAAGTCATTGGCTCAGTGCGTAAAGGAGACAGGCTGGTTAGTGCTGGTCGGGGAATGGCTCGTGCCGCAAATAAGGATGAAATTACACCATTTAATGTAATTGGCCGAGCACTGGAAAACAAGTCTGACGACGGCGAAGGAACAATATACGCCATCGTAACATTAAATAGTTAAACGGAACAAAATATGACATACGCATCTGGTGGATTAATACAGGCAAGTGACTTTAATAATATAGTAGGTGCATCTGCTGGCACACAAGGTGGTGGAACCCAACTTAATCCAGTTTGGTCCACCGGTCAAGGAAATTATGGATACGGTCAAACCGCAGTCAGTAACGTGTCTGTAAGCGGCACAGTAGCTGCAACTAACTGGGCAAGTTTAGTTAATACATTAAATTCTGCAAGGATACACCAAAGCGGCAGCGGATCTGGTATAAGTGCGCCCACTGCTGGAACTACTGTTACATTTTTATCGACACTGACATCAGCAGTTTCCACAGCAGCCACTAATCGTCTCAGTGCCGCTACTACTGGCACAACAACGTCATCGACTAAATCAACAACTTTGAATGCAGCAGCTGGAGTGTCTGCGACTGGGACTATTACATTTACAATCACGTTTGGCAGCGGTGTTGACGCCACACGATATTTTTTCAATGCTGGCGGCTCCATTCTAATAGAACAGGTAGTTTTTACTAATACAGGCGGAACAAGTCGTGGCGCCAGTATCGGTACTCTTGCTTCGACTAATTTTTCCTCTAAGAGATTAAATGCCGCATCGTATGGAGCAAGGGCTGGTTCAGGCGGAACGTTAGTAACAGATACTACCACCGGCGGGTATTACGGTTTAACTACTACTCCTACACAAATGTTTCGAGTAAACAGCACCAGTTACTATACGGGTGATTTTTTGTCTATTAACTATTCTACCAATGGCACTGCTGGGTCATATGGTGCAAATGGCAACGTTCTTACAATCACTATTACATTGTTCTCTGCAACCACAGGCTCTACTCAACCAGCAGATTCGATTAATGTTACCGATCAAATAACATGCACAGTACGATACCCAGAAACTACTAACTTAACAAATACCTGGGGAACAGCTACCATAACTTAATTTTTCAAGACTTGACATCTGAGATAGGTATATATTATAATAGTATATACCTATTATTTTATGCCCAATATGAACAGCACTGTCGAAGAAATAGTCAATCAGGTAAAACTGGCTACAGATTATCAAATCAATAAAAGAGTCTTGCGCGAGCGTATTTTAACAGAATTGCATATGCCCTATGAAAACGGATTGTTCAAAATAAATCCGGAATTATTGGCATTTGTAGCAACGTGGCCCGATGATA